GGGAACTTGGAGTGCAGGGAAGGAACATGCCTTCGTTCGAAAATATGGAAGCATTCGGCTACACTCTGCTGCAGAGACCATTGGAGGCACTGAATATAGTATACCCTGACAAACGTCTCGCCGATTCATCTGATAGTTCTTTTGACGCAAAAATGTTAGTAGGGAAAGCAGGATTGTCGCGAATAATGAAGTTTGAAGACAGCAATTCGCCTGCGTTCCGTGGAAACTTCGAGTATAGAAGCGACGAATATGGAAATATATTCGCTGAGTCTGAAATAGGCAAGTATAGTGGGAAGATCGCGAACATATGTCGCGCAGTCAAGAAGTCACAAGGGGTGGTCCTGATTTATTCCCAATATATAGACGGTGGACTTGTACCTATCGCTCTTGCGCTTGAAGAAATGGGAATGAAACGAGCTGGTAAAGTCAAATCTCTTTTCAAGAAACCTCCTAGTGAACCGGTAGACGCATCATCGTTTCTGCCCAAGTCAGAAGCGTCGGGCGACTTCTCTCAAGCTAGCTATGTAATGATTACTGGAGACGCCGCGCTATCACTAGACAACGTCGCTGACCTCAAGATGGCAACCGATCCGATGAATAAGGACGGAAACATTGTCAAGGTCATTCTAATATCCCAGGCGGGTTCTGAAGGACTTGATTTTAAGTTCATCAGACAGGTTCATGTACTAGAGCCATGGTATAATATGAACAGATTGGAGCAGATCATAGGTAGAGCTGTAAGAACTTGCAGTCACAAAGATCTGCCGTTTTCGAAACGAAACGTAGAACTGTATCTTTACGGAAGCATAATGGAGAACCAGAGAGAGGAGGCAGCAGATATATACGTATATCGCCTGGCCGAATTGAAGGCACTGCAGATTGGTGAGGTGGCAAGAACACTCAAAGAAGGTTCGGTAGATTGCCTGCTGAACATCGATCAGGTAGATTTCGATATGTCACACATGAACACTACTGTAAAACAGCAACTGTCTTCCGGGGAAGTAATTGAGTACCAGGTTGGAGATAGACCTTTCTCATCTACATGCGACTATATGGAAAAATGTGCATACAAGTGTTTCCCATCGGCAGAAATCGACGATAAAGACGTCCGTCTCGACAGCTATAACGAGGCATTTATCACGATGAATACCGATAAGATAATACAGCGGATAAAGGACTTATTTCATTATAGGTTCTTCTATCGAAAAGACAAACTAGTTGCAGAGATAACAGCTGTCAGACAGTACCCTTTGCTGCAGATAAACGCGGCACTCAGTCACATAGTGGACGACAAAAATGAGTTTGTAACTGATATATATGAGAGACTGGGGAGGGTTGTTAACATTGGCGACATGTATCTCTTTCAGCCGGTAGAACTTGATAATAAAAACATTTCTATCTATGACCGCTCGGTGCCTATTGAGTATAAACGTTCAACTTTTTCATTTGAAGTCCCCGCAGAGGTGACTGAGGCAGTTGTGAAGGTAAACAAGAAGGCGAAGAAAGCGAGAGCTGAGAAGGAATCAACAGAAGGCATTCTCGAAATGGCAAGAAAAAACTACAACATTGCTACTACGCCACAGGAGGAGGGGTCAAAAGACTGGTATAAGAATTGTAGTAACGCCATAGCGGAGATGCGGGAAGAGGGATACGACACAGCTCTGTTAGACTCGCTTGTAATTGACCATATCACAGAGTCGTTACAGTTTGAAGATGCATTAGCGCTATTGAACGAAGTCTACGCCGTTGATAGCGATAGCTTCGTGGACAAGATAAAGGGTTACTTCAATCGGTTGCTGATGAAGGCTGACGGAATAACCGGGATACAAATGCAGCATGTTGGTAAACAAGAACTGGTCGTGCTAGATAAGAAAACGAAGAAATGGAACAAGGCCCAACCCGAGGATTATATTAGTTTGCAACCAGAGATAGCCAAGATGCTATCTAGCTACATGCCGCTTTCTAGAAAAGCGGGCAAATATATAGGGTTCATGTCGAGCTTTAAAAAGAGGTTTATGACATTCAAGTTCCGCGATGTCTTGGACGCGAGTAGTAAAGGTGCCCGATGCGACCAAGCCGGTAAGTCAACTATTGTCAGTTCACTCAACACACTCTTAGGAGAAGATACATACACCACCAAGACGAAGAAGACACGTGAAGCACTATGCGTTGTCCAAGAGCTTACACTGCGCCGACTCGATAAAGAGAAATCCGACGGCAAGAGGTGGTTTCTGACACCAGGAGAAGCGGTCCTTGTCTAAATACCAGTCATGCGTAAAACAGAAAACTGAAGCGACTTAAATAATATTCGATGTATACATAGTACCATGGCAGAAGCAAAAACAATGACCGAAGCAAAAGCTGTTGTTAGATCGGTAGCCAAGCGCAGAAAACCTAAGCACCTTGGAATATACTCTCCAGCAATTATGACAAAACGCGTGTTCCTTCCTATGACATCAATTGGCGACAATACGAAGCAGATTTTAGAGACCAATCTTGGCCGTAAGATGGAGGGGAGATGCGTGGTAGAAGGCTACGTAAAGGAAGGTTCGGTTAAGGTTGAAAGTTACTCCTCCGGTATGCTGCAGGGTGACGGAGCAGTGTTCGAAGTGATAATCCAGTGCCTAGTGTGCAGCCCAGTCGAGGGAATGAACATTAGGTGCGTAGTTACTAACATTACGGAGACCGCAGGCATAAAGGCGCAAAGTGAAGACGACCCTAGTCCCGTGATCATTTACGTGGCAAGAGATCATAACTTCGATAACAAAGACTACTCCAGAGTGAAGGTAGGTGATACCATAATGACGAGAGTGATTGGCCAGCGGTTTGAGCTGAACGATCCATATATCAGTATTATCGCCGAACTGATAGAGGACAAGCAGGCCAAATACGGCAAGAGAAAATTGAAGATTCAGGGCGAGTGAATATTCCCTCAAATAAGATAAAGACAATCCTTTTCTTTGTTTAACAATGACTCTCAAGGAGCTGAAAGAAGACATCGAATCCCTAAGCAAGCACCATCAGGTAGAAGTATTACGGATCCTGAACAGTGGTGGCAACAAGGAACTCTTGAACGAGAACCAAAACGGAACGTTCGTTAATATGACTTCTCTACCAGAGATTACTATCCAGGCACTAAGAGACTTCTGTAGCTACGTCAAGGAACAGCAGCAGACGCTTCAATCTATTGAAGAAGAACGTGCACGCCTTGAAGAACGTTATTTCAAAGGTATTAAAGCCTACGCACCATCTTCAAGCAACTAGAATGGTAAGAAGTAGATCCTCCACAATGGGAACAGACGTTGAACATACATTCGAAGCTATGCGGGAATACATGTTTACACCGAGAGTAATAGAGAAACTAGTCAGCAATGTTGAGAGCGACGCGGCTTTCATCGCCGAACGAAAAGCTAAGAAAAAGCTCAAAAGAGAGGGGAAAGCAATTGTTGCCTCCTCGATACAGAAAACAATCTGCGAAAAACACGCAGTCGAGGTTTTTAAACCACGGGGTCGTGACTCGCTTTTTTGGTGTTTTTATGTAGCTAGTGAGGGGTTGGGACAATACAACGTCAATAGTCATCACCTTTTCCAATTGGAGAAAGAGTATAAGATCGAGAGTGTCTCGCAGCTTCGCAAGATAAGCGCTGCATTGAAAGCGGCCAAGATTTCATTAAACCGTGCGGAAGATGAACTTGTTAACAAACCTGAAATAGGCGCAACTGCGCTGCGGGCATTACTTCTATTGAAACAGATGAACATCGTCTACAAGATTGGAGACACGTTCTACGACTTCTCCAACGGCGGGACAAGAACATACCTCGTTGAGCTGGTCGATAAGCACAATAGGATTACGCTTAGCGATAGCTCGAATGTTATCGATGAGATACGCGCGAGGTGTTTCAGAATAGACCCCGTGAAACCTTTACGAGGTATCAGCACCTTCACGAACGGTGCATTACATGACATTTGTATCCGGTTGTCAATCAATATCACAAATGATAGTGGTAAGTCTAAGATAAAGCGCGTTTTGTATGACGAAATTGTCGTAAAGCTCGGAAAATTGCAAGAACCAGTATAAAAAAACAATCCTTCAATAGTATATACCTGATGTCCAGCGACGAACCTAAACAAACGTTAGACCGCATTACAAAACAGTATCTAGACACACTCCGCACGAGTGGTCGTGATGGCGTAAGTGAACTCGAAGTCCGTTTCGGAACAGCCAGAGGCATGCGCAAAATCACGCGACTAGAGTACGATGCAGTAGTTAAACGTCTAGTATCTGACGGGTTCATGATCACGAATAGCCAATATTATTTGAGAATTAACAGTGAGTTTGTTGATAATAGGGGCGTAACAAAGATCTCTAGAATCAGAGCGGAACTGTCAGGACTAGGCAACATCTCTGAGTATTGCAGGACCAACGACATCCGGCCGTTCTTCGATAGGGGTGGTGTTACCTTCATGGAAAAGAGTGCCATGAAACAAGACGATACGAATATTGACAGTTATGATGCGCCTGACTTCAACTTTAGAGTCGCGTTAAGTAATGAGAAAGACCTACGATCCAGCAGACTTGTTCAAGGTATTATCAACTCGTGGAAAGATACGAAGAAAGTATTCAGGTACCTGAGTCGTCATCAGCTTACTCACCCAGACCTACCATTCACAGTAGATGTGACTGTTGTTAAGTCTTCGGCACGCGAGGGTAGGTATCCTAAGCCAACATTCACATTCGATGAAGCAAGGGTAGCATACTCTCCCGAGTCGTTCGAAATTGAGATCGAGGTAGATAACGATCGCGTCGGACAGGTGTCTGAGTTCTCCCAGCCGCCTAAGCTTTCGGCTGCTCTAAGGAGGGGGATTCGATTGGTTCTCTCTGGTCTTCAAGGCACAAACTTTCCAGTATCGTATAGCGAACAGCAGCAGTTACTAGGAGAGTATATGACTATACTTTGGGGAAAAGAATCAGATGGGAGACGGGTTTACCCTAGCAACTTCGTCGGTCCATCGTCGTTTACCCTTCAGGTACAGAACATAGCCCCGATCAATGATGATGCAAACATACCTAACATCCGGGATTCGTTCACGGTAACAGATAAGGCGGATGGAGACAGGAAACTTCTTATGATCAGCGGTACGGGTAAGATCTACCTAATAGACACCAATATGTCAGTTCAGTTCACTGGAGCGAGAACCAAGAACGAAGAGCTCTTCGGGACTATCATGGACGGCGAACACATTGGACACAACAAGCAAAAGAAGTTCATTAATCTGTATGCGGCATTCGACATATATTACATGAAAGGAGAGGATATCCGTGCACTACCCTTCGTTCCTAGCGATGGTATGGATCCTAAGAAGTGTAGGCTTCCTCTGCTAACTATAGCAATGGACACGCTAAATGCGGTAGGCATCGTAGGAAACGAATCACCGTCTCCTATGCGGTTTGAGTACAAAACGTTCTATGTGTCAAGCAATACACAGTCAATATTCCAAGTGTGCGGTGGGCTTATGCAGAAGGTTAATGACGGAGTGTTTGAGTACGAGACTGATGGCATGATCTTTACTCCGGCCAAACTTGGTGTCGGTGCTGATCGTCCAGGCCAAGAAGTAAAACCTAGGAAGAAGACATGGTCTCATTCATTCAAGTGGAAGCCTGTAGAGCAGAACACTATTGATTTCCTGGTCACGATGCAGAAGGGCACTGACGGAAGAGATGATGTGAAAACGGTATTCCAGGGAGGCACCGACCTAAGCGCAGCGTCCCAGCTGACGCAGTACAAGACAGCAGTCCTTCGTGTTGGGTTTGACGAGAGTCTTCATGGCTACGTGAATCCATGTAAAAGTATATACGATGATGACGTTCCCGATGCGGGAGATCCAGACAATGAAGATGGCTACAAGCCAATGCAGTTCTTTCCGACTAATCCAACAGACGACAAAGCAGGTATTTGTAACCTATTGCTTCAGGAAGCGCCCGGTGGGGACAACGTTATCTTCACAAAAGAAGGCGAGGTAATCGAAGACAATATGATTGTAGAGTTCAGCTATGATGTATCGAAAGAGCATGGATGGCGATGGTCGCCACTGAGAGTAAGATATGACAAGACTGCAGACATGAGAAGTGGGAGCAAGAATTACGGCAATGCATACCATGTAGCGAACAGTAATTGGCACACAATTCATAATCCGATAACATTGGATATGATAACGACTGGAAGGGATATACCAGACGAGCTAGGCGATGACGATGTGTACTATAATCGCATCTCTAATACGACGAACACTAGATCGCTCCGCGATTTCCACAATCTTTACATCAAAAAGAAGTTGATCCGGAGCGTCTCTTCGCCAGGGAACTCTTTGATCGATCTGGCTGTCGGCAAAGCAGGAGATATGTCGAAGTGGATAGACGCAAAGCTGCGGTTCGTATTTGGAGTAGATTACTCAAAAGACAACATCGATAACCGTATGGATGGCGCATGTGCTCGTTACCTGAATTACAGAAAGAAGTTCAAACGAATGCCTCAAGCACTCTTCGTTAGCGGTAACTCTTCGGTGAATGTCAGAGACACAACAGGTGTGTTTACTGATAAAGGCAAACAGGTGACAAATGCAGTATTTGGACGCGGTGCGAAAAACGTGGCTGAACTCGGTAAGGGTGTGTACAAGCACTACGGCGTTGGTAAGAGCGGGTTTGATGTGTGCTCAGTACAGTTCGCGATGCACTATATGTTCCAGACTCCTCAGACACTGAATGGCTTCTTGAGAAATGTAAGTGAGACGACTAAGGTAGGAGGCTATTTCACAGGTACGACTTATGATGGTCAGAAAGTATTCAACATGCTGAAAGGTAAGAAGCAAGGTGAATCTGTGGCAATAAAAGAAGGTGATGAGCGAATCTGGGAAATAACCAAACAATATGATGCCGGAAGATTTGAACCGGACTCATCTTCATTGGGCCTTGAAATCGCGGTCTATCAAGAGTCTATTAACAAGACCTTCTCAGAGTATTTGGTCAACTTTGATTATCTGGATAGATTGATGGAAAACTACGGATTCTCAACTCTTACCAGGGAAGAAGCCAGAGCGATGGGATTACCAAATGGTTCTGGTTCATTCAAAGAGATGTTTGGCGAGATGCGAAACGAGATGGAAAGGAACCCGCGCGCTAGAAATGAGTATGGAACTGCAGCAGATATGTCTACTGGAGAGCAGACGGTATCGTTTCTAAACAGATTCTTCGTCTACAAGAAAGTAAACGATGTTGACGCGAAGCAGGTAGAAGCTAGTATGCTTGGGTCACGACGCGTCGAAGAGGAGACAGAAGAGACAGAAGCAGAAGCTGCAAAAGAGGCAGCAAAAGAGGTAATTAAAAAGAACAAAAAGAGCGGAAAGACTAAGAAGCTCAAGAAGAACCTAGTTCTTAAAGAATAGTTATTCATCCAAAATGATCATAAAGGACATAAAAACCATCCGTTATAATCAAGTATCGACAATGAGTTACTTCGCCTTACCAAGATCACTTCATGATCCGAATCTTAATAAGCTAATTGTACCAACATTTTCTTCTGTTGAAGAATGTGGGCCAGTTATAAATCGTACTTTATGTACATACTTAACTCGAGCCAAGACCCAAATAGACTCTGTACAGAATGAATGGGACAAGTGGAAGAAGTACACGAACCCATACGAGTATATACACACTCAAGTTCCGGGTGGACGGGGTGCAGTATGTAAATTAAAACCGTTGTCGCGGTCGTTTTTCAAGATGCTAGAGACATGTAGGACGCATCATTTGATTGATGATATCGTCGGTCCATTGAAATCATTCCATTTTGCGGAGGGTCCTGGTGGGTTCATAGAGGCTGTTGCGAATCTTAGAAACGATCCCCGTGATGAGTATATCGGCATGACTTTGGTAGATGAGAACCCAGCTGTTCCTGGTTGGAAGAAAAGCCAAGTTTTCCTGGAAAAGACTCCTTCGGTTAAGATATACGTCGGTAAGTCAGGTACAGGTGATATGACTGATCCTGAGAACCTGCGACACTGTTTTGAGACGCACAGAGGATCATGCCAGTTGGTGACTGGAGATGGCGGTTTCGACTTCACATCAGACTTTGATCATCAAGAGGTGATGAGCACGAAGTTGATTCTGTGTCAAATCGCTTTTGCGATTGCTGTCCAGAAAAAAGGGGGCAACTTTGTTGTCAAAATGTTTGATACATTTACCAACGCGTCGATAGATTTGCTCTATCTCCTATCAATGTTGTATGATTCGGTACTCTTTTTCAAGCCGAATACTAGTCGTGTGGCAAACTCTGAGAAGTACATAGTATGTAAAGGGTTTAAATTGGATGATTCGCGCAATCTGGTTATCGCATTATATCACGCCCTCCAGAACTTCGGCACGGACAGCTATCTCCAAAAGCTGCTATGTCTAGAAGTACCCTATGCTTTCTATATACGTGTTGAGGAATATAACGCCATTTATGGCCAGCAACAAGTAGAATGCATCGCTAACACTATGTGCCTGATTGGTTCCTCGACGAGCGATAAGGTAGAGAATATGAAGAGATCGCATGTTCAAAAGTGTATCTCATGGTGTCAAAGACACAAGGTTCCATACACGAAACATAGCTGTAATACGAATACGTTTATGACCTCACGAGCAGCAAATGCGTTTCTTTCTCGGTCTAACTCTATTGACGATAGCAGCGAGCGTGTTGAGGCGCATCAAGAAACGCAAACATATTAAAGACGATTTGTATTCTTTAATTAACCACAATGGAAGCAATGAAGGTATTCTACACGACTGTTATAAAAAAGGACAAAAAAGAACGGTTCGAAATGATACTCGAGCCGTTTCAGGCCATGATACAGTTGGCACTGTTGTCGTACTACCCGACTGGCAGCAAACTTTCGCTCAATGACAATATTCTCGTCATCCAGGAACCTACCTGGTCGCAGAGTATGCAAAGAAACTATAACAGAGATGGGCGAAACGATCTCATATATCTATTCAGAGTCATAAGCAGATTCCGCAAGTTTTATGGCCACCTTTCTACCGGTAAGCCGAAGTATAAAGAACTGTTCGGGGTTATCATCTCTCGAGCAAAAGCAGGGTTAGGTAAACTTGTCCAGACATATGAAACAGATGGAGCAAGTCATTTGTCTCATACTCTTCGCATGTACCAGAGGATGGTAGATGGAGACGCAGCAATCTCTAAAGATGACTGTCAAGAGGGTGAGACCCCCGATATAGATGATGTATTCAGCAATGTAACCGAACTTTACTCACACGAGCACTACGTAATTGTTAATAGTGTCTTTGCGCTCCTCGGCAACGATGAATCAAGGTACAAGGAGTATTCCGCATGCATAAACTCTTGCTTATCGCCGGTATGCCTTGGTATAAGGAAATGGATAAGCGAGAACGTCGTATACTAGTTCTTCCTCATGAGAACAACACACTCTTCTCTTTTGTTGATGGCTAGGACACCACTTATTGTTCTTCCAGTTGATGGGAATGGAATGCTTATCTCAGTTCTAACACCCTCACCCACGTAGGTTTTCATCAACTCCATTAGCTCTCTAATCTCATCGTGCTGTACGGTGAGATTCAATTCGGTCAATTTCATAATAATTGTTCGTACTTCTGATCTTCGTTCGTCCAAAGTACGATACTGTGGTTCTCTTGCAAGCTTCTCAGCTTTACGTTTGGCTGCTCTCTCTTTCTTAGACATTGTATTCTACATTCATTAGCAATATAAAGTCTAAGTTTGTTTAATTCAGCTACTTTGCGTACAAACTAGCGTCTTATTGCCGTTACGATGATACAAAGATGGCTCACAGATGTTCAGGTTGCTTTTATCGTAGTATGGAGCTGTAAAGTTGCCGTTATAACCTCCTGTGGTGGCACCTCCAATGGCTGACGCTGCTTTCAGCGTGTTGAGCTTGAGACGTGTTATTCTCGAGGAAGAGGATACTGCTCCTTGTTGAAAGAATTGTCTATTATTGGGCTTAACAACAATACGTTGTGCTGATCCGTCACAACTCGCTGTTCCAGGACAAGTAGATGCCATTCTTACTTGCGGACCAGAGGTCCGGCTATTGTTATAAGGAACCGGTTTCACACAGCAACCTTCTCGTGTGGTGTATGTTACTCCTCTTACAGGGGCACCACTAGCCCTTTGTTTGTATGTCATTCCCTTCGACCTGAGATAAGCACCTGTGGTAAAAGAGTAACTCGTCGTAGCTGCAGATTCTGGGGTAGGATTGATCAGTACCTCAGTCATACCTGAGCGGATAGTAGAGGAGCCACAACATGTTGTGTTCTTGTCTCCAGGATATGGAACTACAAGCGTACTAATACCCGAACTATCTTGACATTTACATGCCACCTCGGCATCTGTTTGAAGGGTAACAGTGCTACCTGGTTGGTCATACGGGATTATGCTCGAGGAGCTACCACTCCCGCTTCTATTTTGCGGCACCAGTTGCTTTCTCCAGACTTTCAATGGTCCAGGCTTTCGTGGCGGTGCAAGAGTCATATTCAAATCATCACCGTTATTCAATGGTCTCGACCATCCGGGCTGTGCAGCGTACGATGTCTCTGCACCAGGTGGCAAGCAATGTCCAGATCCATTTGTAAGAATCAACATCTATATAGTAGAACCAGAAAATAATGCCATGTCATACTATATGGAAAAATCGCTTGCTTACGGCATGATAATTCTAGTAGGAGCCTTACTAATCAGACAGCTCTGTATATGGATGAAAGGCCCTCTTAGAGAAGGGGCGACTGGAAGTGATGACGTGTCGGAATACAAAGATCCAGGTATGTCGAAAGATCCTCTATACCTAGCAACACTAAACGCAGCTAACATTTCATGGCTGAAGCAGCAGTTTGACAGAATAAATAGTTTAGGAATGAAGATAGACGGGCTAGATAAACAAGTTGAGTCTAACAGCACCGCTATTGAAAGTCTAAACAAAGCAATTGCTGCGCCTGCTGACGATATCCCGGATAAGGAGACTACTGATAATCTTGCCGCCACCGGTAACACGGTGCCCCCTGGAGCAGAGTAAACCGATAATATTCTCTTCGTAGTATAGTAACGAGATGAGCAACTTTTTCTCAGAAGCATTGAATGATTTGGAAGGTCTCGAAGAGAAGATCCTTGGTCCCGACTACCCATACCACAAGTTTATCAAATCTCCAAGTGAAATGGGAATGAGCGCTTCAGGTAGCAAGATCGCGACCAACATAGGTGGATTGATATCGTATGTAGACGTGTTAGTTACTGGCAGAGGCAAGGCTAGTACGACAGGCCAGCCTCTTGGCGACAAGTTTTTTCTTACCACCGGAGCTACTTGTAAAGATAAAGCCACGGGAGAAGACGTGACACGGTCTCTCTATGTCAACAATATCCCAGACGGCAGTATTCCGTTTATATCTGGCATGACTGGGGCTAGCTTTACGGACTTCGAGGGACTAGTGCCAGGCGCCATGAGCGACATGGCTAATTTGAATCCGCTCGCGATATTTCAGGCTTTCATGCTTGGCGCAAACCCTGAGTGTCAATCTTTGACTATGGACACAGTCGATGCTAACAACGTTAGGTCCACCGATACTGCTTTTGTTGCTACCGCTGATATAAACAATATGAACGCATGTTGGTTTCGTGACCGAAAAAATCCTGTTAGCGGCGACAAGTGTCGCGAAGCGTTTTCTCAGAGAATCACTCCTGCAGCACTGCCTGAGAATAAGATCAAGCAGGCATATATCGCCGCGCTTGGTTTCTTGGGACTCTACATAGCATGTAGGCTAATGTCAAAAAAATGAACGTTTAAAGAATTACTGGTATTAGATGATATACAATGAAGACCCTTACAACGACTCAGCATCGCTGGATACAAGTAGCTTTTAACGAAGCCGAAAAGTCAGTTTACAACTCGAGACATGGCTGTGTTATTGTAAAGTCAGGTAGGATTGTCGGAAAGGGACACAACCATTTACGAGCACGAGACAGGCAAAACGTGATAAACGGTTGTGCTAGTTGTCATGCTGAGGCATCGGCGATCTTGAATGCTATCGCTGTGAAAAAGTGGCACGTCCCCCATGCAAAAGGCCCCCATGCAAAAGGCGCCCATGCGAAAGTCGCGAACCAAGGATTTGCCAGGCAAGGGAAGTACCCTCTATGTTGTTAGGATAGGACGGGTTTCAACTATTAAAAACTCGGCTCCATGTCTCAAGTGTGCTGAAACTATCCGCCGATTCGGCATTGAACGTATTATATATAGTTCTGGTGACGACGTTTACACATCTGTAGACACAAGTGACTATTTCACAGATAAGGTTTGCTCGGGGACCAGATGGCTAGATGCATTATGAATCATATTTCTGTATTAGAAACATGATCCGGTTTTGTGATGTTGATCATCTGTCGTTTATGAAATGCTTACTTCTCCTCCTCGCGAGGCATTGGAGGTCCCATGGGAGGGCTTCCCTTGAAGCGCATATCGCCATTAAACTCATAGGTACCAGTCCTGGGATCCTCAAGCTCTAGTCTTACCCTGCCAAGAACAGGATCTCCTCCTCTCATTCTGGACTTCTTGCCTTTCTTCATCGACTTCTTATGGTGCTTCCTGCCTTTCTTCATCGACTTCTTATGATGCTTCTTGCCCTTCTTCGTCGACTTCTTATGGTGCTTCTTGCCTTTCTTCATCGACTTCTTATGGTGCTTCTTGCCTTTCTTCATCGACTTCTTATGGTGCTTCTTGCCTTTCTTCATCGACTTTCTTCGTCTTCCTCCTTTTGGTGTCATCATGCTTTCCGCCTGGTTCTGTGCAGCGCTCATGCCCTGTTTTGCCATTGTATTCATGCTGTCAATGTGCTTGTCAATATTCATGCGTTTCGCCTGGTCCTGTGCAGCGCTCATGCCCTGTTTTGCCATTGTATTCATGCTGTCAATGTGCTTATCAATGTTCATGCTTTTCGCCTGGTTCTGTGCAGCGCTCATTCCCTGTTTTGCCATTGTATTCATGCTGTCAATGTGCTTATCAATGTTCATGCGTTTCGCCTGGTTCTGTGCAGCGCTCATGCCCTGTTTTGCCATTGCGCTCATGGTGCCCATATTCATGTAACTTCCAAAGTTGACACCACCTTTTCTCTTTCTGCTAGATTTTCTCTTTCTGCTAGATCTTCTCTTAGCATGTGTCCCACAGGAGCTACCACCTTCCGAAGGAGACTTCGGAGTATTAAGACTATTGCCTGTGATTCCAGATGTGAGACCGGAAAATCCAGATGTGATACCGGAAAGTCCAGATTTGAGACCGGAAAGTCCAGATGTGATACCGGAAAGGAGAGATTTCTCCTCCTCCTTGTCACTCCCCATTGGTGCCGTATGAACGGGAATACTACTACTTGCTGTTGCCATAGCCATTATATACAATGCTTAGAAAAATAACGATGTCGTGAATATATTATTAACGATATCGATGTTGCGACTCTAAATCTTGACGCGTTTGTGAAGTTCAAATGCGGCCAAACCACCAGCGACCTGGGCGAGTATGTATGGGATGACGTCGCTCATAGGTTCTTTACCAGCAACCGCCATCATGATAGTAACAGCAGGATTGAAGTTGCCACCGGAGATTGGACCGGCGATCATAATAACGATTGCCAACGCAGCACCGATTGCTAGAGCGTTTCCGGTAGCGATAATCACGTAAAGGAAGAATAAAGTACCAAGGAACTCAACAAGGATCTTGTTCATTATGTTATCACATAAGAAAATAACTTATCCTCTTACGAACTGGAGAAAACTGAATGAACCATTGTTGGAACCACCGAAGCTCTCGTCGTTGTATGTTCTAAGAACAGCGGTCTGTCTCCTAAATCTGGTATAGTCTGATCCATCATAAACGAACTTAGGGTTTCCTGTATACGCAGATCCACCGTTGTTTGCTGCAGCGCCTGGGACGAGGTGAAGTTTACCAGGTGCGGTGTTTGGGCCATTAACTTGATTGGGAGCGGGTAGAGTGCTTAGACCTGCCTGATTTCTCGTGCCCATTGGGTCACCTGCGTTGAACGCAATTCTAAACGGGCCTACTGCAGATTGTAGCTGGTTATTTCCAGTGGCGGATTTGGCTAACATAATATTACCCATTCCACGTCTCAAGTATGCACGTGTATCTCCTCTAAGAGCACCTCCGTCCATCCCGGAGCCGCCGGCAACACCACCACCACCTCCAAGAAGTTTAGGTTGGAAACCAGGCATGCCTCCGCCAAGTGAACTGGGGTTTGAGTCTGCTGTATATCCTGACATCTTATATATCTTCCGTAGAAAAAATTGTCACCTAAAGCATAATTGGTTTATATCCGCTACAGTTACTTAGTCATTATTCGTGGAACAACTCCCATAGTCTGAAGCTCTTGGAAGAGGAGTTTGCATGCGTACGGAATCTCAACATAAGCGAAGTCAGTACGGTTGTCACAATTCCTACAACGATGGATGTGCCTCTCGTTATTGTACGCTGCCGTCATGCCACACTTTCGGCACACATTAACGCTATATGCGTCAGACGCATCGTACATTCGACCCTTCGTGAACCTAGCTGCACCATGTGAACACATACAATCACGTTCCATTTCTCCAAATCTATGTCCACCGTCCCGCGACCTGCCCTCGGCAGGCTGCCTAGTAAGTCCGACTTTCGGGCCGAAACTACGGCTGTGTTGCTTATCGGAGACCATATGCTTGAGTCTTTGGTAGAACGCTGGTCCGATGAATACAGATGACTCAAGTTGCTCTCCGGTCAGACCATTATACATGATATGATTACCATTAGACTCATAACCCACTTTCTGTAGCTCCTTACAGATCTCCTTGACTTCTAAGTCTCCAAAACTGGTTCCGTCACCGAACAATCCCAGTTCTAGAAGAGCCTTTCCGAGGAGTGTTTCTTTGAGCTGGGCAATAGTCATTCTAGACGGAATTGCATGAGGATTGATTATGATATCAGGTTTAACCCCGTCCTTGGTGAACGGCATGTCGCACTCTGGAATGATGTTGCCTATAGTACCCTTCTGTCCATGTCTTGAACTAAACTTATCGCCAATGACAGGTTTCCTTACAGTACGAATACGCACCTTGCAGAAGTTATAACCATCACCATTTCGATCGATGAAGTTCTTGTCGATATACGACTCTTCATTTGTTCGATACATCTTGCTCTGGTCTTCATATTTGATTGTCTTAGTATGGTCGTTGCGAGCCTCCTTAATGGGGAGTACCTTAGCAATGATTATGTCCCTATGCTCGACTCGAGTATTCTCAGGAATGACACCATCCTCATTGACCTTGTCATAGTTTGCATATTTCATGCCTTTCGTCTTAGACTTATCAGGGCGACACCTTATCTCTTCATCGCCATGAATCTTCTTGTCCTCATCGCGGGCAGTGTGGTAGATAGTCGCCTGAAACAATCCCCTGTCGATAGAGCCTTTGTTGAACAATATACTATCTTCTTGATTGTAGCCACTATGCGTCATGATAGCAACGATTACCTGACAACCCGACGGCACCTTGTTGAGCTGAATTAGATTCATGATTCGCGTGTCAACTAACGGACGCATTGGATATGTCATAACGTAAGCCGTCTTGTCCATCCTTGTGTCGTAGTTAGTAACATACATACCCATTGCCTGTTTACCCATGGCACATTGATATGTGTTTCTGGGTGACTGATTATGCTCAGGGAACGGGATACAAGACGCCAAGATGCCGAAGATTGTCGAAGGATGTATCTCGCAATGCGTGTATCTATACAACAGCGACGTATCCATTGCACTAAGGATAGACGGACGCATTGCGATCATACTGAGATTCTGCTCTGCCGGATCAATATACTCAATCACAGCATCATTCGTACGCAAGTCTGTGAGAAGATCATCCCAATTCAGCTTCTTGCTTTTCAGCTTAGATATATGGTCCTTGTTGAGGATCAGTTCATTGTCTTTCACTCGAAGAACCGGCCTAGTGAGCCTACCTGCTTCATTACAGACTTTTATCTCCTTACCTTTAATGTCGAAGATGATTGATGTATAGATGTTTATGATTCCACGATGCTTCTTGTCTTTTAGGTCTTTGTAAAGCGACAGAGGATCTTTCGCGTTTCCGAGCGGACACCCGTTCACATATACACGAACACCATGTAGTAATCCGTAGTGATCCTGATCCAGTTCTTCGAAGGGGATGACATGCGGCTCGATGAAGTCGTACAACCCTGCACTGTTCGAAGGAATAGTGACGTGAGCCATATAACTGAGATTCTTTACAATACCAACAGAGTGACCTTCAGGTGTCTCAGCAGGGCAGAGGTAGCCCCAGCTGGTGTTATGCAGCTTACGTGGAGGAATCAGTTTTCCACTCTTGTCAATTGGTGTGTTAATTCTCCTGAGATGACTAAGACTAGATATGTAAGTTAGTCTGCTTAGGACCTGTGCCACACCCACCTTGCTGCTTGAGCTCTTTGTCCCGAAGTCACCTGTCGATAGTGCGCGACGCAGACCGTTTTCAATCGTAGTCGACTTGACGATTTTATAGATATTGGTTTGGTTGACAATGTTATCGAACTCCTCTGTTGCTCTCCATGAACCGTTGTTGATCTCGCGAACAATCGCCTTCTGCATGTCTTTGACGAGCTTGTTGAAGTAGTTCCTGAAGAGGTTGTTCAAGAGAGTGCCAGTCAAGTCGATTCGCTTGTTGAGGTACGAATCCCTATCGTCTTGTGAGTCCCACCCAAACGTGCACCTCAACAACTTCTTCGTCATGTAGCCAAGGAAGTATATTTTCTGGAGCTTGGTTTTGCAGTGGGGGAATAGATCAGAGTCTAGAACATCCTGTGTGAACTCGCGTTTCTTTGCAGCACCGGTTTCTTTATCCATATTGATGGGTGTGTACATCGCGTTGGAAGTGATATACGTCAATGCTTCTTCCTGTGTAAGGTGGCTCGACGCATCAACAATAGAAGCCTTCAATGCGTCAAGCAGATGCTGGTTCTCTTTTAGCTCCTCTCTATCATCAACACTCAAAACGATCTTTTGGCAGATATCTTTGTCTGAGATCACACCAATTGCCCTGAAGACGATGAATAGTGGAATTGGCGCTTTGATGCGAGGTATGGAGAGTAGAAGTGACTTTCCGAAGCCGTTACTGTTCTTAGACGCCTGGTATAACGTGAGCTGCTTAGGTGATATGCATTTGAAGTCAGGCACAGACTTGATCTCCGCCATCCATGCCCATTTGTTGTTGTTCTTTTCAACGTTGAAACACTGCACCATGTTCTCGGCGGCACGCTCTTGCCCCTGACATGTCTTCTCTGAACCATTGATAATGAAATAGCCACCTGCGTCCATTTCACATTCTCCGTTGACGCTGTTGGGCACATGACTATATTGTGTAAGAACGCATAATCCGGACTTCAACATGATAGGCAGTTTGCCGATATGCACCGAGGGGATCTTCTTGTACATCGTCTGTTCCGAGTCGTTGCTCTTTATCACATACTTAATAGTCATGTCAACGGTCATGTTAGCTGCATATGTGAAGTTTCTGAGACGAGCTTCTTGCGGAAACATAAGCTTTATAGCGCCTGTGTTCTCATGAATCTGAGGTCGCTGAACACTGAAGTTGTCGAAAGTGACATTAACCTCAAGTTGTGGACCATCATCTTTGCCGTCATAGGCCCTGTCTGATTGGATCTTCACCGGATTGAACATAGATATTGTCTTTGGTATCTGGAATGTCGCAAAATCATCGAAAGACTCGATCTGGTGGCGAACCATCTGATCTAAATGTTTGCCTTCGAAATACGACTTGATAACGTCCCAAGGGTACTCTACATATTTGCTGTAGTCAATAGAGTTGTCCATCTTGCGTTCACTCTTAGATTCCATTTGTGTGTCCATCCGGTACAGGGCTATTATGTGTTTCAATTTACCTTTTAAATCTCTTCCATATGTATAACGGATGGGGAAAAATGGAAACAAAGAAGATAGAACTGATACGTCTGGAAACCCAATTACTTTCCACGTATCAGATCCGTCCTGCAGCGATCTTATTGTTCGAAATGTAGGAGATCCTTCACTCAACCGTTATTTAAACAACCTTGAAGAATGGAGGGAGAAACAGTTAGCGGATTTGTTGCTCATTCTTAAGGAAGGCAACGATTTGTATGGGGAAAAACGGCATAGAAGCATCGACAGTTTAGATTTAGTTATGACTAATACGAATCCAAGACCTAATAAGTCTAGAAAACTAACAGGACTAATCGGACATATTGATGGTTTAGATGTTGATTCACCAATAAGCCCTCCTCCTCCTCTTGATTTATCAGACAAAGCCACAATAGAATCATATTTAAGAGGGATTGATGACTACTCTCCGTATTCAGAACTCTACTTCTCTCCGAAACCACCCGATTCGCCCACTGCAGTTATCGAACACATCACGATCAACCAAGAAATCAATGGTCTGAAAGACTTACTTTGTCTCATTGACAAATATCCTCTAGCCGATAACGTGACATATAACATAAATATGGCTAGCTTGCATAGAATAAAGCCCAACTTGCAAGAACTCGATGCGATGATCGGTATGCACAGCTTGAAAGATCATGTAGTTGACCAGATTCTCTATTATCTTCAAGGCTTCCATTTAAAAGGTCACGAAGGTGACTTCATGCATACTGTCATTTATGGACCTCCTGGAACCGGGAAAACTGAAATCGCAAAAATCATAGGCAAGACGTTCAGTAAATTGGGCGTTCTCTCTAACGATAAGTTCACAAAGGCGACTCGCGCTGATTTGATTGCAGGCTATTTAGGCCAAACAGCCCTCAAGACAAGAGACGTAATAAAAGAATCTATTGGTGGTGTTCTCTTCATTGACGAAGCGTATGCACTCGGCAATCCAGATAAAAAAGACAGCTTCGCCAAAGAATGCATTGACACATTATGTGAGGGGCTTAGTGACCACAAGAAAGACCTTATGGTTATCGTAGCAGGCTACGAAGAAGAGCTCAGGAGTTGTTTCTTCGCATTCAATCAAGGTTTGGACTCTAGATTTACATGGCGTTTCAAAACCGACGACTACAAAGCAAGTGAACTTAGACTAATTTTCGAAAAGAAAGCAACCGATGCAGGTTGGTGTGTTGACAAAGGGTCCCTGTCTGACGAGTGGTTCGAGAAAAACCAGGTATACTTTAAGTATTCGGGTCGAGATATGGAGACACTATTCTCTAAGTCGAAGATTGCACATAGTCGTAGAGTGTTCTGTCTCTCTGAAGATGAAAAGACAAGACTGTCTAAGAAGGATTTAGATGAGGGACTGAAGTTATACCTTGGTAACGAGGAGGTGAAGAAACGGGGGGAAACAGCAGAGTTCAAGAAAACCCTGTATAGTACAATGTATCTCTGAGTTTAAGCAATGATTATTTTTGTGGGTACTAGTATAGATGACCACAAAAACAATCCAGATCAATAAGGACTTATTTTCACTGTCGGGTAGAACGCGTAAGTCTGGTAGCTCTAAAAGAGAGAAAAAACAGAAGCCAAAGACGCTGGTCAAACCGAATAAAGTTAGGAAAGAGTTCATCAAGAAGATTCAGGCTTTCCAGGACCGAAAGAAAAATGAGCGAAAAGACGAGTCTTCAAAGACAGATATGGATGATGCTGTTAGGGCATTCGATGATGAGTTCAGCAGATCCCTTAGTTTCTTGCAAGATCTCTCTGTAACAAATAACAAGAAGAAGGAAAGGAGGAATAAAACTCGAAAGAAGAGACGTGAACTTAAGAAAGACGAAGTCGACATCGAGATCGAGATGCCTCCCTCCCTGGAGGAAGCACGACCAAGTGCACAACCAAGTGCACAACCAAGTGCACAAC